TGACCCGAGCCGCATCCACATCAGCGACCTGATCGACCGCAACCCCTTCGGTATTGTGCGCACGCTCCCCGGCACAAACCCCGGCGAGGGCCTGTTCATCAGTCAGATCCCAGACGTGACCCGTGGCCACTTCAACGACATCGCCGCCATGGCCGATCTCAAGCAGCGCGTCTCAGCCGCATCCGACGCCCAGCAAGGCGTGCCCACCTCCGACGTGCGCACCGCCACCGAGATCCAGCGCCTGACCCAACTCGGCTCTCAGCGCCTCGGCGTACTCAGCCGCCTGACCTCCGCCCAGACCATCCGACCCATGGTCCGCATGATGATCGGCAACATCCAAGATGCCGTCGCCGCATCTGGCTCAGTTCAGGTGAACCCCAAGTCGCTTCCGGCCAACCTCCAATCCATCACCAACGATGGCTACCTCGACTTCACGCCGAACATGCTGGACGGTGACATCGACTACCTCGTCATTGACGGCTCACTTCCGCTCGAGCCAACTCGCGATCCGAACGTGTGGATGCAGATGATCCAGATCATGAACACCACGGGCCTGAACATGGAGTTCGACATGTCTCAGATCACCGAGGAAGCCATCCGCTCCATGGGCGTCTCAGACCTCGACCGCTTCCGCATCACGCCACAAGAGCTCCAACAAAACGGCCTCAGCCCCAGCCAGCAAATGGCCATGGCTCAAGCCGACCGTGGCGCGACCGGAAAGATCCAAGAGGCCGAGACCATCCAGCGCGATGTAGAGCGCGGAAACCTCATTCCGATGCCCCGCTGACCGGGACGACAGGGCCGAACCCTCTCAGCCATAGTGCGCGCACCAAACAACAGGAGCCGCACTATGCCCGGTTACATGAAAAAAGCCCCCGCCAAGAAGCCAGCCAAGTCCAAGGCGGGCAAGACCTCTTCCGTCCGCAAGACCGGCGCGACCAAGCCCGGTGTTATCGGCAAGAGGAAGTAGTCCCATGCCGCGCGGTCTCTACGACAACATCAACGCCCGCAAGAAGGCAGGCAAGTCCCGCTCGAAGTCCAAATCGACCATCGACCCCAAGGTCTACAAGTCGATGAAGAACAAGACGGGCAAGTTCGCGAAGAAGAAGAAGTGATGGCCAAGCCAGCCAAAGGAAAAGCCAAGGTCAAAGTCACGGCCTCTGGCAAGCAGGTCAGCTACGGGCAGGCCGGGAACGCCAAAGGCGGCGGCCCCCGCGTGCGCCCCGGCACCTCAAAAGGGGACAGCTATTGCAGTCGATCCGCTGGCCAGATGAAGCGCCACCCCAAGGCTGCGAAAGACCCCAACTCGCCTCTGCGTCTCAGCCGTAAACGCTGGAAGTGCAGTGGCACCAAGAGCAGGAAGTGACATGGCTACCAACCGTCTCGACCCCAGCAAGAACATTGTCCTCCGTGCTCAGTTACAGAACTTGAGCGCCAAAGAGCGCGACGTTCTGCAAACCATCCTCGAAGCTCTCAGCACTGAGATCGAAGCCGAGCGCACTCGCGTCACGGGCTACCTCTCCGAAGCCCGCCAATCCATGACCGAGCTCAACCAGCGGCACGACAGTCTTGAGGGCGAGATGACCCGCTTCCTCGACGACCTAGCCCGCCAGCCAACTCGCGCCGCCGTTGTTAAGTACATGAAGGATATGGGCATCTACTGATGGCTCACTACACCGAGAACAACGCGCAGGGCTTTACCCCAACTCGGCCTCGCGCCGAGCGCATTCGCTTTGTCAGCGAGTACACGGGCGAGCACGTTCTCGATACCTACCTCGAGCACGCCGAGCGGGGTGGTCGGTCTCTGTCCGACCTCATGTCGGACATCTTCAACTCGAGCGGCCAGTTCAACGCGGACCTCTTCGAGTTCCGCACCAGCAACTCGCAGCTCCAAATCCGTGTCGGCATCTACTCAGATCCCAACACTGGCTGGACCGACATCCAGCCCGTGCTCCGCTCCGGCGGTATCTTCGCGACGCACACGACCTACAACCAGCTCGAGATGGTGATCCTCGGCACCAAGCTCTACATCGTCAACGCCGACAACCAGAGCTTTGCCACCGCCGAAGCCTTTGAGGCTTCCGCCAACACCGACCTCCTCTTCGACACCGCAGGCGTGGCCGACACTGCTGAGCAGGTTGCCACTCAGAAGGCGGCAGAAGCTGCGCAAAGCGCGTCGGACGCGCTCGGCTACCTCAACCAGATCACGACCGCCGTTGATGCGTTTGAAGACCCAACCACTGGCTCACTCACGCTCGCGCAAGCAGCAGCCACCTCTGCCACCACGACCAAGTCCCAGATCGACACGATCTACGCCGACATCCAGACCATCGAAGGCAACATCAACGCCAACCTGACCACCTCGGCGAACCAGATCACCTCCGCCAACAACACGCTCAGCTCGGCAAACACGCTGCTCGCCTCAGTCCAGTCCGTCGCCAATCAGAACACCACCGACATCGCCGCCATTCAGACGGCCCAGCAAACGAACACCACGCAGCTCGCCTCCATCCAAACGAGCCAGACTGCGCTCGACGCCTCTGCCACCAGCATCAGCAACACGCAGACGCAGCTCACTACCGACGTGGCCACGAACACGACGAACCTTGCCAGCATCAACTCGACCCTCACCGACGCTGGCTATCTAGCTGTGGAGGCCGCGATCAGCACGAGCATCGCGACCCTCTACAGCAACATCACGAACATTAACGATCTGGCCGACGACTTCGACGACATCGAGACCGTCACGACGATCCCGACCTTTGCGGCCAACATCACCACCCTTGGCCCCCTCAGCAGCCAGATCAGCACGCTCGCCGCCGTATCGAGCGACATCCAAGCAGCAGCGGCCCTCGTTGACCTCGAAGACGTGTTGGTCATCGGCCCGCTCATTCTGACGTAAGGAAAGACCATGCCCTCCACCCTCAGCGCAGTCGTATGGCCCCCGAGCACTGGCCTCGCCACCGGCCAGTTCCACACGATCCACACCGCGCTCAACGGCGCAAACGACAAGAACACGCTCATCACGGGGCTGCGTATCGTCAACGTCGCTGGCGATGGCCTGTCGGTCGAATATGACCTCGAGCTCAACGGCAAGCTGCTCATGAAAGACGCCCACGTCAAAACCCGTGGAGCCGAAGACCTGTGCCCCGGCGGGACGACCATGGTGCTCAACAAGGGTAACACTATCCGCATCAAGGTGGGCACCTCCGACGGCATCCACGTCCACCTCGACATCATCGAACGGACCTAAGCATGAGTAGATTTGGTGACAGCGCGAATGGGCCTAGCGTCCTCGACATAAGCAATATCAGCGGTGTCTCTGACGACATCGAAACGCTGGCCGATCACGCGACCGCGATCAGCAACCTTGGTCCTGTCGCAACCGAAATCAGCAACCTCGGCACCACCGCTGTCATCGCCGACATGTCCGCGCTCGGCACTCAAGCCGTCCGTGACGACATGGACGCGCTGGCTGATGTCACCACCGAACTCGGCGTACTCGGCAACGCCACCACTGCTGGCTACATCACCGCCCTCGGCACCTCAACCGTAGGCGCGACGAGCCAACTCACCGTAGACGCACTCGGCCAACTCACCTCCGAGATCAGCCTGCTCGCGTCAAACATCACCACGCTTCAGAACTCGGCCAGCAACAGCCCGATCCAGCTCGCCAATCTCAGCGACGTAAACTTTCAGGGGAACACGCCATCCGTAGGCGACACCATCGTCTACGACGCAACAAACAGCGAGTTCCGCCTGCAAGCGCTCCCCGGCGCTGGCCCACTCAGCGGCACGAACCTGACCGAGACCAGCCCCCAGACCGACCAAATCCTCAAGATCAGCGCCGTCAACTCGGGCGTCCCAGAGTACGTCAACGCGACCGTCTCTGCCCTCGTTTACGACGCTGGCTTCGGCAACATCACGGAAGTCGCAGCGGCGACCCCATCCGCCGCAGGCGAAGTCGTCCACTACGATGGCACCTCAGCATGGACCGTTGGCCAACTCGCCTACAGTGAGATCACCGGCACGCCGAACCTCCAACCTGTAGCAACCGGCGGCGCGAGCACCGACCTCTCCGACACTGCCAACCTTGTCTACCAAAGTAGTGGGACCATCACTGGCGACTACGAGATTAGCGGCAACCTTGACATCGCCACGGGGTACGAGCTGCGCGTCGATACAATCGACCCCTACCCAGACGGCGTACCAAGTGACGGGAGCAACCCCGGCACGCTGACCATCCTCGGCAACCTGCAAGTTGACGGCACGACCACGACGATCAACTCGACCACTCTCACGGTAAACGACAAGAGCGTCACGCTATCCACGCCTACTTCCGGCAACACGACCTTTAGCGCTATGAACGGCGCAGGGATCGACGTTGATACAACGGGCATGTCCGCCGTTTGGACGACCAACACCCCCGCAATTACCTACAGCACCACCAGCGGTGGCAATGCCGCAGACGCCCAAACGTGGGACATCAACCGAGGCGTAGTTGCCAAGGGCTGGAGCGACGGCACGAGCTCATACGACGGGCAGCTCACGCTCAACTGTTCCGCCAACTCCCATGGCATCACGATCAAGAGCGCGCCGCACGCCGACAACGCCACTTACGACCTCATCCTTCCAGCCAACGCGCCCGCAGGCGGCAAAGTCCTCGCCCAGAACAGCGGCAACACGCAACTCGAATTCATTGACGTTGTGAAGCCGAACGACAACGTGGCCCTCGGGAATGTTGAGGCTACCAACGTTATCGTGGACGCTGGCGCTAGTGACGCCGCAGTCGAAATCGGTAAAGGACGAACTGCTGCCGGTAATGCCTACTTTGATCTCGTCACAGTCGGCTCAGGTACAAACGCAACGCACGAAGACTATGGATTTCGGATGTTTCGGGGTTCCGGCGAAAATCCGTCATCGCAGATTAACCACCGAGGGACCGGCGAGTTACGCTTCCAGACCGAAGATGTTAGCGCAATGCGGTTCAGCACCAACGCGCAGGCAGCGCTGCTGCTGCACGCTAACCAAAAGGTGCAGATGCCGGACTATGGCACGCAAGGCAACACCGGCACCGCTGCGTACTCCCTCGCGGTAGACGCTAGCGGCTACATCATCGAGGAACAGGATGTAAGCGCGACGGCGCTGCCTCAGTTTGCGGCTGTAAACGTCCGCAGTGCGTTTTACCCGACGCTTAGTGTAAAGATGGACGGACAGACTGGAGTAGGTCAGTTTTCGCACAATGGCGCTCACGTTGACATCCGCAATACGGCCACAGACGGCTCCGGTGACATGCGTCTCTTCACGCAAAATACCCAACGAATGACGATCGACTACGATGGTGGTTTACGGCTCCACAACTACACCGGAGCAGGCACCCACATTGGCACCGCTGTGAAGTCCCTCGCGGTCGATAGCTCGGGCAACGTCATCGAGGAGCCACTCGGCGCAACCGTAGGCGTGGCGGCTGCCATGGCCATCGTATTCTAAGGAACTCTCCCAATGACCAACATCGTACAAGTCACAGACATTCAGGGCGAGACCGTAGCAGTCTCTCAGATTGGCCCCGGCACCACACCGACCGCCGCCACTACCTCGAGTACAGCCGTGGCCGTCTTAACTGGCCTCGCGCCAGCAGGCTCCCCCTCCGTCTATACGACCTACAAGGTCAACTCGCTGCTTATTGCAAACGCGGGCAGCGCCGACGCAACAGTCAGCGTTCAGTTCAACGTGAACGATACCAGCGCCCCTTCCAACACGAGGACGATTTTCGTCAATGCTGTCGTCATCCCCGCAGGCGCGACCCTCGACGTTCTCTCCGGCCCTGTCTATGTGAACGCCTCGACCACAACGCTCATCGAAAAGATCGAAGTGTTCGCCACCGGCGCAGACGTAAACGCGCTGGTATCCTACGAAGCCATCAAGAGCACGACCGCCTAACCCATGCCACGCAAGAACCCATACTTCGGCGGCATAATCGGGGCCAGCCCGTTGGCCGCTGCGTTCGACATCACGTTCACGGTTGACGGCGCGGGTGGTGGCAAGCGCCCTGGGTACGGTAATGCTGGCGGCGCTGGGGGCAGAACGACAGCCACATTCTCGTCAGCCGCACTTGCAAGCACTTTCAAGATTGTTGTCGGAAGTGGCGGCGTTTCTTACGTTGACAACGCAGGTGTTGGCCTGTCGAGCTACAACACCGCAGCAGCAACAACAACGACCGCAAACAGCACAGTGCTTTATGGCCTACCCGGCAATGGCCCCGCAAGTGGCTATGGCGGCGGCGGCGGCGGTTTCAGCGGCGTATTTTCCGGCACAACAGTAAGCCACGCTGACGCGCTCGTAATTTCTGGCGGCGGCGGCGGGACAGGGTATCTCAACGCGGGTGGCGCTGGGGGCGGGGGCAACGGCAGTGATCAGGACGGCGCTAATGCCTCAGGATACACGACTGGTTCCGGCGCTGGCGGTAGCACAACAAACAGCCAAGGCGGCGGCGTAAACGGCTTCTCGACAAGCACGACTGGGATTGCTGGGCCGTTCACTGCAAATGATTTCGGTCAAGCCCTCCAAGGCGGAACACCACTCGCCTACAACGTTGCCGGTCCCGGCGGTGGCGCTGGGGGCGGGGGCGGCTATTACGGAGGCGGCTCCGGCTACAACGGCGACGGATCAGGCAACCAAAGCGCCGGGGGTGGTTCAGCGTTTGTTGCCGCAAGTGGCTCTAACGTCAGCGGCACTCGCGGCGGCGGCGGCGCAGGGGCCACTGGCTCGGCTACCGGGTCAGACGGCGAAATTGTCATCACGCTGCCAGCAGGAAAACAACTCACTCTCAGCAACACGACCGGCACGATCAGCGCCAGCGCGAGCGGGAGCACCTACACCATCACCGGCGCTGGTGTCGCCGATGTGACGATAAGCTAGAGGAGGCGCGACAATGGCAAACGAACTACGCACAAGCGGCGTCTTCAACCTCGGCGCGCTCGGCGGTGACGTGGCGGCAAGCGGCGACGCGAATTGGTCTGACGTGCATTTGCTGCTGGACTTCGAAGGCCAGTCCGTAACTGATCACAGCGGCAACGCGACGAACTTAACGGTCGGCAACGGCAGCAACACAAGCAGCGGAACGGCGGTCTACGGGAGCGGGGCTAACGCCAAGAACGGCAGCTACTCATTTCACAGCAGCGGCACAGGCACAGCAAACCCATACATCGCGCTGGCCGACCCGCAGCTTGGCACGGGCGAGTTTACGTTGGAGTGCTGGCTAAAGGTCTCTAGCGCAAGCACCTACGCCAACCTGATGACCAACGAGCAACAAGGGACAAGTCCCGGCTACGGCTTTTCTTGGCAGGTCGGCGGCAGCGGCGGCATGCTGCTGTGGAACCAATGGTCCTTAAAGGTCTCCGGCACAACTAACGTGGTTGACGGCAACTGGCACCACGTCGCACTCACGCGGAACGCCTCCAGCCATGTGACGCTGTGGGTTGATGGGCAAAAGGACCACACGAACACGGTAACTGACAGCGGCTCTTACAGCATCACGAATAGCGGCACTTCCCCGTTCCTCATCGGGCACAACCTTTTCCACGCGAACCGGCACATTGCGGGGTACATCGATGACGTGCGGATCACCAAAGGTGTGTGCCGATACACCGACACTACAAACGGATTTACGCCACCGGGCGCACTGCCCCAAGGCGCAGCCGTAGCAGGAGCCACACGACCCACACGGCGGTGGGGCGGCATGACCGGGCGGTCGCTGGTGGAGAGCACGGCGGCAAGCGGCGACGCGAATTGGAGCGACGTGACGCTGCTACTGCGCGGCGACAACAGCACGCTGGAAGACATCAGTGGTTCTAACCACACCAGCTACCTGTCGTGGCAAGGAACACCTGCCTACACGACCGGCAAGCACGGCGGTGCCTTTGACCTGACCGCCACTTGGATCAATGGCCCGACCACCACGCAGTCTAATAATGATTTTCAATTCGGCACTGGCGACTTCACGATTGAGACATGGGTCTACCTGCCGTCTTCTGGCCTTTATGCTGGGGACAAGTGCCTGTTTGAAACCCGCAGCAACAACAACACTGGCGGCTGGGTGTGGTTTTTCAGCGGAACTAGCAGCGGCTCGATTGTCCAGCATTATTTTCGTAGTGGCGTGGTATCCGCGACCTCGAACCACCTGAGCCTCGACACTTGGCATCACGTTGCGCTTGTTCGCAGCGGGTCAAACATTACCTTCTACCGCGATGGGCAAGCCTCGGGTGGCGCAACTAACGTAGGCAGCACTAACTTCTCGCAAGGCACCGGCAACGGCTGGCGTATAGGCGATCGAGAAGATGGCGTTAGACCGCTGACCGGGCTTGTAGATGACTTCCGCATAACCAAAGGCGTAGCGCGTGACATCGCGGCGGACTGGACCGCTGGTGTTTACGCTAGCGCACTCCCTCAAGGCGCCGCCGTAGCAGCGTCCACCACCCTCCCCACGACCGGCGTGCTTAGCCTCGCTGAGCACTATCAAAGCAAGCTCTAACGCGGACGACAGCCTCACCCGGCCCTTCTACGGTCATGGCTTCCAATAACCCCGGAGTTATATCCATGACTGACACCAAGAATTGGTACGCCTCGAAGACCGTGTGGACGGTCCTCGTCATGTTGATGAGCGTTGCAGCCCGCAACCTTGGCATCGACCTTGGCCCCTTCGAGGACGAAATCTCCTCGATGATCCTCGATGTGATCGCACTCGCAGCGGGCGCAATCGCGCTGTGGAGCCGGATCACTGCATCCAAGCGTCTGACCTCCTGACCGGGACGACATTCGTCCCCCCGCCAAAGTAGTCTCGCCACAACCACCAGCGCGAGACTACTATGGCCATCACACGCCCTACCGCCGATCAGCTCACCTTCCGCTCAAGCGCCAACGGCGTCCAGAACCTCGACTACTACCTCGAGGCGGCTGAGCGCGGCGGGCGTACACTCGGCGACCTGCTCTCCGACCTCTTCGACACTTCCGGCCAGTTCGCGAACGACGCCTTCCAGTTCCGCGTCAACTCGAGCACGCGCCAACTCCAAGTGCGCGTTGGCACCTTCACCGACCCCGAAGATAGCTGGGCCGACCTCGCTGGCATCTTCCGCCCGCAGGGCACCTTTATCGCCAATGCCGCCTACTCGGTGATGGACATCGTCGGCGACGGCACCGACCTTTGGATGGTTACGAGTGACATCGCCATCAGCGAGATCGCCAACCTCTCCGACTTTCAGTCCAGCTCGAAGACCTTCAAGATCCTCATCGGCGATGCACAGGGCGCAGCCGCCAGCTACGCCACCCAAGCCGAAGACGCCCGAGACCTCGCCAACACCTATCAGGGCCAAGCACAGACCTACCGCAACGAGGCGCAGTCTTACGCCTCTGGCACACCCGGCGACGGCACTAGCTCCGCCCTCGTCCTGCGCAACGAGGCTCAGACCGCCCGCGACAGCATCCTCAACAATGCGTCCTTCAACGCCGTGGCAAACGACCTCAACCTCGGCGCATCGAGCAATATCGTTCAGATCGAGCCGTACCTCGATGAGATCAACACCATCATCAATGGCGTTGTCAGTGGGTCCAGCCCAACTCGCTACAACATCGACGACATCAACTCGGTCGCTGCAAACATGCAGAACATCACGACCGTGGTCGGCCTCGACACTCGTATGGCCGACATTCTGACCTTCGAGAGCCAGATCACCACCGTTGGCAACGACCTCGTCGGCAACAACTACATCGCCGCCGTGGCGGGCGTCTCCCAAGAGATCACCACCATTGGCACCGACCTCGCGCTCAACGCCGCGAGCGAGATCCGCAAATTCAACGACGGCCTCTCCGCGACCATCGACGACCTGACCATCAATGGTGTGGCCCGTGGCGCAGTCTACTCGGACAACACCAACCCCGGCGTGTTCGACCTCGAGGAAGGCAACAACTTCGTCTTCGACTACGCCGACTGGCCATCACACAATGGCGTCCTCAGCTTCAAGAACGCGCACAACGCCCGTGAGATGCAGCCGTTCACCATCGCGGTGAAGCAGAGCACTGCCTACAACCCCGGCACCAACCCTGCGGCATCCTTGACCTTCGCAGGCTTCGGCGGTGCAGGCTACGACTTCAAGTACCCTAACGGCGTAGCGCCCACGCTGACAGCTACGCCTCAGAACGCTGACGACATCGTCACCATCGGCGGTTACATCCTCAATCCAGATCCAGACCCCGCCAACCAGACCGCCACCATCATCATCGGACACATGGTCAACGTCTAATGGCTGTTTTTAATCTTCCGGTCATGATCCTCTCTGACCGCACGGCTCCAGTGATCTCCGGCACCTCGGTCGGCAACCCCATCGCCATCGACGAGAACGTCGCACAAGACAGCCTCGTAGCCACCATGATCGACGATGGCACAGCCGTCAGCTACGCCATCGTCCCCGGCAGCAACACCAACGGCGACTTCTCCATCGCCAACAATGGTGACATCACCGTCGTCAACCCGCCCGACTACGAGGCCACGTCCTCCTACAACCTTGAAATCACTGCCACCGACGCACTCGGCAACACCAGTGCGCCGTTTACCGTCACGATCAACATCAACGATCTCGACGAAATTCCACCAGTCGTCACAGTGGTCAGCCAGACTTACAACGCGGTCTTTGAGACCGACAACAACCTGACCATCGCCAGCTTCACGGCCACGGACACGGACAATGGCAGCGACGTGACCAGCTCTCTGACCCTGAGCGGCACCCCGAACGCGACCAACTTCGCGCTGAGCTACAACTCGAGCACGCAGCAAATGGACCTCGTGACCGCCAGCTCCGGCCTACTCGGCGGCGGCGTCACAGCCGACCAGACGTTTACGCTGACCGTTTCCGCCACCGACGCCGCAGGAAACACTGGCTCTCAGCCGATCACACTTGTCGTGAAGAACGCTGAGGTGCCTACGATCACGTCGGGCGCAACGTCGATCACTGTGCAGGAAAACTCGGCTGCGGCTGCCGCTGTGCTCTCAACCTACACAGCTACGGGCACGCTTCCGATCACTTGGTCTTTGACAGGGGCCGACAGCAACGACTTCAACATCAATTCGAGCGGCGAGCTGACGTTTTCGCCTCCGGCTGACTACGAGACGCAAACGTCCCACTCCATCAACGCTGTGGCCACAAACCAGTTTGGCTCTGATACCCGCGCCGTCAGCGTTACTGTGACGAACGATCCGACTGACGACCCGAATTGGTGGACGATCAGCCTTGATACAACGCAGCAAGACAACCCTTCCCCGGGGCGTTTCGCGGTCATTGGGACAACGGCTTTCTGGGCTGAAATAAACTTGTCAAACGGCAACGGCGACTTTGAAATTCACAAAGCGACGCTCAGCGGTAACGGCGCGCAGACGGCGACCTACAGCAGCAACACGATTGCGACCATAACAAACAACAACCAAACGAGCTGGAACAGCCCCAAGGCCATGGTCAACCGCAATGGAGCTTTGTTCTTCGCTTTAGAATACCAGTCAAACAATCAATACACGGCATTCGTAAACACCTCCAGTCTCAGCTTGTCGTCTACTGGTGCGGTCAGCGCGTCAGCCAGCCATGACAATGCAAATTATGCCGCTATCGGCAGCACCATGTATAGCACCAGTAACACAAACAACGGCGTCGATTTTTACAACGCCGGGAGCGATGGCCGCAGTGCAGGGACACTGGCAGGGTCCGCAAGCGTCAGCCCGGACCCAACTGGCGGCGGCGCAACTCTCGGTTCGAAAATCTACTTCATTGAAGACGGCAACACGCAAAAGCTGACGGTGTTCAACACCAGCAACTTTTCGCACAGCGCACAACTGACGCTGAATAATTGGCCTGGCACGCTTACAACCCGCCCCAACGTCGGCGTCGGCACGGATGGCACGAGCCTGTACGTCGCGCGGTCGAGCAGCAACAGTCAGACCCTTGAGATCGCCAAGTATGACACCAATGGCAACCCCGCCCCATAAGGACGACCACCTCAGTGTGCTCCGTTAATGTCCATGCACTAGCCCACAGGAGCCACCCATGGACATCGAAAACCGCGTCGCCACCATCGAGGTGGAGAATAAAGAGATCCGACGCGAGCTTCAGGAATTGAAAGCGGACCACGACGACCTTCGCAAGATGGCCGTGGAGATTGCGACCATAAAGAAGGACATCGAGTTCATCCGCGACGGTCAGAGCCGCATGAACAACAACATAAACCGCGTCGTAGGCGCAGTTGGCTTCGCAATCGTCGCTCAGATCATGGCCTTCCTCCTCAACGGTGGCGCGGCCACCTTCATGCAGTGATCCCCATGCCCCAAACAGTCACCATACCCGCGTTCCAGTTCACTCGCCCACGCCGCTCCGTCAGCCGCGTGTTTATCCACTGCACCGCCAGCTCGCGTCCAGAGCACGACGACATCGACGTGATCCGCGAGTGGCACCTCGACCGTGGCTTCGCTGATGTCGGGTATCACGCGATGATACATGAGGACGGCGGCATCAGTTGGGGCCGTAGCCTCGAGAAGATCCCCGCCGCACAGAAGGGCCACAACGATGGCTCTATCGCCATTGCCCTCCACGGCGGGCAGGACGGCGCGAACGACTTCTCGCCCGAGCAGTACCAAGCCCTGCTCAGCCTGTGCGAAGCCATCGACGACCAGTACGAGGACATCACCTTCCATGGCCACTGCGAGGTGGCCAACAAGGCATGTCCCGTCATCGACTACCGCACGCTCCTTAACCTCGGCCCCAAGGGCCACATGCTGCGCGTCCGGCCTCAACTCGCCGATAGCCGCACCATCCGCACGGGCCGCACTGGCATGGCCACCTCCACTGTTGGCGCTGTTGGCCTGTCCGCTGCGACTGCACTCGAGGTCGTGGACAATGCCCGCGAGACCGCATCCGAGGTGGGCGAGCACGCAAACTGGCTCGTCAGCCAACCCTTCTACGTCTGGCTCATCTTTGGCGCGATCATCCTGTTTGCCGCGCACACTCTGTACTTCAGCCGGATGAACTTCTTCCGCAAACAGGACCACGACAAAGGCTACAAGTAATTGAACTCTCGAGAAGCCACGGAGCTGGTTAGGGCGCTCGAAGAACTACGCGACAGCCAAGGATGGAAAGACCTCACTCGGATCATGAAGTCCGAGGCTGTCGAGGCCGCGCTCAAGCTCGGCGACAACCCGAACATGACGGCAAACCAAATGCATTTTTGCCGTGGAGCAATCGCCTCAACTAAGGCGCTGCTCAACCTCCCGGATGCTCGCATCCAACAACTTCACAACGAACTGGCCCTCATGGACGCTACGGCCTCCGCTCAATCGTCTCGCTAAGGCCGGACAAGGAAAAAACAATGGCTAACGACATCGACCGGCTCGCCCAGATGGGCGGCCTCCCCGCACCAGAGCAACCCGCTCCAACTCCAACCGACACCCGCGAAGCTATCGAAGCTGCTGCTGCCCCAAATACCGAGGCAGACAAGGCCCAAGAGCCCGCCGCTGAACCCAGCGAGAACGAACAGATCTCGAAGATGTTCAGCATCAAGACCTCCTCTGGCAAAGAACGCCAACTCACCGAGGAGCAGATCGCCTCAACGCTGGACCGTTACCGCGATCTCAACTTCCGCAACATGCAGAACAAGCCGATCCTCTCAGCCGCAGAGCAACTGATGGCTGAGCGAGGCATGACCCCCGAGCAGATCGGCGAGGCCATGATAGCCGTGGCCAAGGCTCAGGACCGCAACCCCGAGATGGGCCAGCAGTCTCAAGCGCCAAACCAACCCGGCCAAACCGAGAACCCGACCGCCGCCAACAGCCAGATCAGCGACGATATGCTGAAGCGCTGGGAGGAAGAGAACTCGGCCAGCCTGCCACCCGGCTACTCGGACATGCTCCGCAATCAGGCGAACATGGCTGCGCAATTTGGCCAGATGAATGAGATGCTTCCGCAGATCCTTCAGGCTGCACAGGGCGTCACGCAGGCAGCTCAGCGCACTGGCCAAAACCAGAACGCTGACCAAGCACAGATGATGAACCAGCAGCTCGCCATGAACCTCGACCGTGCTCAGAAGGAAGCCAACCTTCCTGACGACGCGGCCAACGACTTCATGACGTTCATCACCGAGCGGGACCACCTACTCGAAGAGCTCGTGGACCCCGACCTCGCTGTTCGGCTCGCCAAGGACTACGCGGCGATCCGCAATCAGCCAGAGATGGAGCAGCTTCGCCGCGCCAACCAGCGCCGCCAAGCCTTCACTGGCTCCATGGGTGGCGTGGCCACGTCCACTCCAGCCGAGCCACAGGCTCCCTCGACCATGGACAGCATGATCGACCAAGCGATGTCCAACCGCTTCGGCCAATAGGGACGACAACCAGTGCGGGCGTATGATTTAGATGCGCCCGTACTGCAATTCCCGGCGCTACGGCCCCATCAGGTAAGGCAGGACTACCCTCGAGACGGACAATCCTCGAGCCGATCCAAAACGTAACAGCCTTAACTAATGGAGTTTATCATGGCTGCAATTCAAGGCATGCGCGGGACCGGCGAGTTCGGAACCGACTTCCGCCCGAAAAACTATCGGGAGCTTTACACCCTCCTCGAGCCCAACGGAAACGCGCCCCTGAACGCAATGCTTGCAATGGGTTCGTCTTCCTCAACCAACGATCCTGAGTACAAGAACTTTCGCGATGCTCTGCCCGAGCGTCGTGTGACCATCGACAGTGGCCTGACCACTGGCGCTGGCGACGACAGCGATGGTTCTTTCTCGGTATCCGGCGATGACCGTAAGTTTATCGTACCGGGCGTCATCCTCGTCGCTGCAACGACCGGCGAAGTCATGCGAGTGACCACGTCTGCCGTAAACAGTGGCGATGACACTCTTCAGGACGTGAATGTTGTGCGTAACGTAGGACTGCCTACTGGCGGTACTGCGCTCTCTATCGCGCACAATGACAGCCTTTTCATCGCTGGCTTTGCAGCGGCGGAAGGCGCGGCAACGCCGACCCCGATCTCGTTCGACGCAAGCGTCGCAACGAACTACACCCAAATCTTCCGTACTGCATTCAGCGTAACCAACACTCTGAACGCGACTTACCTCCGCACGGGTAACAAGGAAGACGAGCAGCGCACCAAAGCGCTGAAGATGCACATGAGCGACATCGAGCGCGCCATGATTTTCGGCAAGAAGACCGAAACTGATGGTGGCACCTCTACTCCTCTGCGCACCACGGGTGGTCTGATCGAGGCGATTTCCACGGTCAAAGATGCAGAAACCGACTTTGGCACGGCGTTCAAGATCACCGAAGCCGAGTTCGACCTCCTGCTGATTGAAGAAATCTTCAAGTACGGCTCCAACCAGAAGATCGCGTTCGTCGGTCCTCGCGTTGCGAACCACCTTCAGCAGATCGGTAAAAACCGCTTCCAGCCTACTCAGGTTCAGGGCACCTACGGCGTCAACGTAACTCGTTACCAGACGTTCGCAGGCGACCTGCTGGTGCATCTGCACCCGCAGTTCCGTCAGCTTTCC